ACGTCCCATTTGTGACTGGCAAGGTCATGGAGACTCGTGATGTATTCCCTACGCTTGACGGTCACTACTGGAAGGGAATACAAAACAATCAAGGTCGCGGTGCTGTGATGTCTGTACGCCCAGTTCTTACGCCACACCGTGAAGAGAAGAGACAGAACGGTAGGCGCATTAAAGACCACGACGAGCCAGCGTTTACGTTAACCGCTCAAGACAGGCACGGGCTTGCTGTGGGTACATCGTTAAGAAAATTAACGCCATTAGAATGTGAGAGGTTACAGGGGCTACCCGATAACTTCACTAAGTTCTTCGAAGACGGATCGCTAGTCAGTGACGCAGAGCGTTACGAACGATGCGGTCGTACCGTCACCATCCCAGTCATTTACGAAATTGCAAAGAGGTTACCACTATGAATTCTTGGACATTTGAAACCCCTGAGATTGCCAGCACGTTTGACTCTCACGTTCGTGAGCAGTTACCGTGGTACGACATGACCACAGACGCCGTGTGTTACATCGTGCGCAACTACCTCACCGAAGGCGGTATCGTGGTAGACGTAGGGTCGTCTACTGGAAACATGCTTAACAAGCTGATGCCTTTGCTGAATGAGCGTTTAGCGCAAGCAGTTGCTATCGAGAAAAGCCGCAACATGTGCGAAGTCCTGCAACAACGCCTAAAGCACCACAACAACGTCGCCGTAGTGCAGGGTGACATCATTGACTGCGACATCCCAAAGGCTCAGGTCTTTATCGTGTTCCTGACCATGATGTTTATTCCTGTGCACGAGCGCCAGTTGGTTTTAGAGAACCTCAGAGCGCGTTGCGTCGAAGGTGGGGTGATAGTAGTGGTGGACAAGATCTGTGACCATGGCGGGTACTTTGCGACCGTCCTGAAGCGCCTCACCATGCAACTCAAGCTCCAGCAGGGAGCCAAGCCAGAGGATGTGCTTAACAAGGAGATGAGTCTGGCAGGGATACAGATCCCAATTGACCCAGCCATTCTGGGGGCAGACGCTAAGCAATTCTTCCGCATGGGTGAGTTTGCAGGCTGGGTGATTGAATGTTAGGGAAAGTCCTTATACCTAACCCGCTTTAATTTCATGTTAAGATGCATCCACGCCAATCAGGCGTTTACTTGAAAGACCAAAATGAACTTCTTCAAAACACAACAGAACCCACACGCTCCAGTCCACATCATCGTTGTGGAGATCAGCGACAAGACACAGCACACAGATGGCTGGGTATCACGCAATGACTTTAAAACCTTAGAGCAGGCTCAAGAGGTGGCAGAAGCCGCTAGTCGCTTTGAGGGCGTGGACTACATTGCTACTGACGCTGGCGGATATTGCTCACCACGTTATGACGTGATCAAGGCTCCTCAGCACTTGGCTCCAGTCTCCTACTGCTTCAACGGTGACTACTACCCTTGCGGTCACATCAAGTCCATCAGCAAGACCATGAAGAAGATTACCACTACCACAGGCAAGACCTTCTATCGTCGTAAAAACACAGGTTGCTGGTTGGCTAACGGCACATGGTCAATGGTCGAAGGTCACATTGAGGCGCGCAACCCAATGTTCTGAAAAAAGGGGGTAGGGAAAGTCCCTACTCCTAATTCATTTTAATTTGGTGTTACAATCCATTCACGCCAACAAGGCGGTTACTTGAAGGAAAATTATGAGCAACGCATACGAATCTTATCTGGCTGACTGGCAAGCCAAACACCCTAACTTGGTCAAGCCAGAGAAGCCCCTCTCTCGCCCTGACATGACTGGCGCAGAGCCAATTGTTGGCAACCGTGTGTGGGACAACAGAAGCAAATGCTTTCAACTGGCTGATGGTCGCGTTCTGGAGATTGGACAGACGACCAACTGGATGGACATCTACGCCGTCTTTCCCAGCCTTGACGCATGGAACTCTTTTGCACAACCCCTGTCATTCAACGAATATTGGAACGGCTAAATCATGGCAAACGAAATCGAAACATCAATTCAAACAAAGGACGGCGCCCGTGTGGGCGTTGACCAGTACGACGAAAGCATTTGGCTTTCCCTGCAAGGTCGCCGTGCCAGTATGCACGTTATCCTGACCCGTGCCGAGGCGGAGCAACTTTTGGTCAACCTGAAACTCGTGCTTGCTCAAGAGGTGACAGCATGAGCGAGACCAACTTGAGCCCATACGTTAAAGGCTTCAACGCAGGTGTGGACTGCGTCCTGACCGAAATTGAGCGCCTCGAGAAAATAGCCCCTATAAACCTCAAACAGCTCCTCAAGCACCTTGACCCTCAACGCGACCAGAAAACGGCTCAAACGCCCGATAAAGGGGCTTCCTGATGCTATCTGTGATCAAGAGCATACGAGGTACGCTCCGCGGAATACCTGATGGCATGACCTTAGAGGAGCTATCGGATCTGTTAAACCGACCAAAGAGCAACGTCAGGAAGGTTTTAAAAGCTATGCCAGACGTGTACATTGATCGATGGGAAGTGGCGCCAAGGGGGCAATACAAAGCCGTCTGGTGTGCCTGTATTCCCCCTACCGATTGTCCAAGACCAGATGGAAAATCAAATAATTTAATCAACGGAGAAAACGTATGAACATCGAACTGATTACAGAAAAAGCAAGAAAATTAAATTTAACTGAAAAAGAAATGGCAGATGTACTACACGCATTGTCCATTTTGGAAAAAGTAAGACCAGCAGAAATTGAGTGGGCTGGGAGTGTTCTCAGTAGTTTGAAGATGAAGACTCATTTTTCAGCCATGGGTAAAGAGCACCCTATGAGTTACTTTACTTTGGAACAGCACATACAAATGGAAGATGCTCGTAACGACAATGAAATCACAAAAACCTTTTTGAATTAGTTGGATTGCAAACTAAAGGAAAAAAACAATGTCTGAACCTAAGCTAAAAGTAGTATTTCAAGAGGGTTGCTTTGATGACTTTGATGGTACACCAGATGAGCTGGCTGAGATGATTGCTGAGCTACACCGCATGGCGGCAGACGGAACCATCATGGACGACGCTACGCCGTTGGACGACGACCAGATTGAGGAGCTTAACGAGGCTCGAAGTAGACGGGAGCAAAGGCAATGAGCGATGACGACATTCAGGAATATGTCCGCCCTTGGAGAGGGTTGACGGATCAAGAAATTGGACAAGCGTACAAAGAAAAATGTGACGAGGTTGATCATTGGTTGGATAAACGAGCGTTTCTCATGGCTGTTGGGTGGGCAGAAAAAAAGCTAAAGGAGCGTAATAATGGTTGAATTAAACATTTGGGAAAAGGCACTTGGCTGGCGCAAAAGGCAGATGATCGAACGCCAGCTCGACCCCATCACAAGCAAGATCAGGAACGACACCTTAGAAGAGGTAGCGCTCGAGTTCGACAAGATGCGCAATGGTGGAGACACCACGGCAAGCTTTGCCATATACGTACGAGGACTCAAGAAATGACTGAGGAGATCTGGGCGCCAGAATGGATAGAACAAAACCCTGAGCTGGCAAACAAAGCTATCACTGAGCTACAGGTTAAGGTGCAAGAGCTTGAGTCAAAGCTGAAGTACGCCCAAACAAAAGCCGCGAATCTTGAGAAACAAAACAAAGAATTCAAGCTAACCATCAAAGACATGGATAGAAGAATCATGAGGGGACTGAAGGACTGATTGCATACAAACACAAAGATCCGTTAAACTTTGCGTTAAAGGAGTTCAGTGATGGCAAAGAAACCAAAAGATCTTTCCAGCGACACAGTCGCCGATGTGACAGGTAAGCCGCAAACAAAAGAGGTTGCCAAAACAGGCAGACCCTCAAAGTACAACGCAGAGATAGCACGAGTAATCTGTGAACAGCTCAGTGAAGGAGTACCACTGAGACAGATATGCAGAGACAACGAAGGGTTCCCTGCATGGAGGACGGTATACGATTGGATGTGGAGGGATGCAGAGTTATCCACAGCCATCGCACGTGCGCGTGACATCGGATACGACGCTCTCGCTGAGGAATGCCTGTACATCGCTGACAACCTGCACATGGGCAAGAAGAAGGTCTACACCTCTGGTGCTGAGGAGGGTGAGGACAGCGTGACCGTGACTGAGGAGGACATGCTTGGTCACCGCAAGCTACAGATTGAGACCCGCCTCAAGCTATTAGCCAAGTTCAACCCCAAGAAGTACGGCGAGTACCGTGAGCCTGAGAAGGCTGTAGATCCGATGATCATCGACGGTGAGGTCAAGACCGTCATGGACGTAGCTATTAAGCGCCTTGAGTTGCTCAGGATCGTTCAATGACAGAGGTTGTTGACAAGGACGTGCTGGAGATCCTTGCTGATCCGAACATCAGGAAGAGCCTCGGCCCGTACCACTCAATGGCGTATGCCAGACGGGCTAAATGGCTCTCAGGCGCGTTTAATCACCAGAAGCTACCCCAAGGTGAGTGGTGGAGTATTTGGCTGATGTTAGCTGGGCGGGGAGCGGGAAAAACCCGTACCGCGGCAGAACAGCTTTGGTGGTGGGCATGGGAGAACCCGAACACCCGTTGGCTGGTCTCCGCTCCTACATCTATGGATGTCAGGGGTACGTGCTTCGAGGGTGAGTCAGGACTCATGGCTGTGATCCCAGAGATCCTGATCAAAGACTACAACAAAGCCCTGCACGAGATTGTGCTGATCAACGGTAGCCTGATCAAAGGTATCAGCGCCAGTGAGCCTGATCGTTTCCGTGGTGGTCAGTATCACGGTGCTTGGCTCGATGAGCTTGCCGCATGGGACTACCTCGACGAAGCTTGGTACAACATTCAGTTCGCTGTTCGACTCAAGAAAGCTGACGGTCGTACACAGATCATTGCCACGACTACCCCACGACCTAAAGACCTCATTGTGGAGCTCGTAGGCAGGGAAGGAGACGACGTAGCACTTACGACCGCATCTACCTACGTCAACCTAGCTAACCTTGCTCCAAGCTTCCAAAAGCAGATCCTGTCCTACGAGGGAACCAAGATCGGCAGGCAGGAGATACACGCAGAGCTGATAGACGCGGAGGAGTCAGGGATCGTCAAGCGTGAGATGTTCAAGCTGTGGGCG